TGTCTCTTGTAAATTGATAAATTTTTTATAATTTAATATTTTTTTGTGGAACATATTTAAAATATTCTTTTATATTTAATTGTTCAATTAATTTTTCATCTTCAAATCTTTTAGTGCAAATATATTTTTTATCAACAGTCTTATGAATACCATTACAACATTTTATTATATATTGTTTTTGAACTTTTAATTCATTTGCAGCTTCATCATATGTTCTATACTCTTTAATAAAATTTCCATTAAACATATCATATTGAATGATTGTATATTTCTTTTTTTTAATTTTTATTGTTGATGGTGGAATGATAAAAAATTTCCCCCATACCCAATAATATCCATGATATTTATGTTTAATATTTGTAGATCCATTCAATGTACAACATCTATATAAATTATAATAATTTAATTTTTTATTATATAATTGAAAAAATTTATCTAATACATTTTTTTTATTTTTAAATGTATTAATTAATTTTCCATCAATATCATATTGTAATAAATAATGATTAAACTGCATTATAAAGTTTTGTATAAACAATTAATATTCCAAATTTTTTGATATTTTTTATCAATAGAATTTGTGGGATCAGAAGAAACCTCAGAGGCATATTCATCAAAAAACATTTTTATATCATTATAATATATTTTACCAGTACTCCATCTATTTGATAGCATATTTTTTCCACGCATATATTTTTCATTTCTATCATATATAATATATTTATATCTACTTGATGTACTAAGCATTTCACTTGTATTACAAATTCCAATATATTTATTTGCAATAAAACAAATCTTAAACATATTAAGTTCATTCATATTATAGGAATACCTTTTATATAAACCAAAAATTATACCCATGATATCATTTTGCATATATACTCCATATCTTTTGCATTTCTGCAAATGTCATTCTACTTCTATTATTTAAATCCAGAGTAATATTATTTTTGTCATAACCAAATACAAAAACTTCTGCCCATTTATTTGTAATAATTTCTGTACCATGAACATATTCAAAATCTTCCATATCAATTATAAAATATCTTGAATTACCATTTCTTGATTTTAATGTATTATATATTCCACTATATTTATCTGTTATAAATTTAATTTTAAAATCTGAAAAGAAACCATATCTTTTATATAATGCTAAAAATAACCCTGCCAATATTTCTTTTTTATTTTGCATACTTATTCCAAATATCATCAACATTTATTTTCCCAACTAATGCACCTTCCCAACAGTTACCAATCCAGCTTTTAAAAGAAATAGAAATCTCATCGTTATAATAAATTTCTTTATTTATAATATCAATAATAATTTTTCTCCCTTCTGGAGATGTTTCTTCTATGTTTTTTAAAAACATTATACCAATATATTCATCATTAATAAAATATATTTTAAAATCTCTTCCAATTACTTCAAAAATACGATAAATATATTATCCATTGCATTTTTTATTTATATCCCAAATAGCATTAAAATCTTCATCTGCAACATGAGAAATATTTAAATAATTTCTGTTTGCCCAATCTTTAATTGACATTTCTTTATAATGATCGCTCATTGAAGTATAATAACATTTTTCATTTTTAATATCAACAATTGTTCTGCATGTAGAAGAGAAAGATTTAATTTTCATTTCAAATCCAATATAATTTTTATTGCAAAAAATTATATTAATAGTTGTAGTATTATTAATTATAGAAAAAACACTTTTAATATTTGTATTCATAATTATTTTTAATATAAATTTTATGTAAATGTTTTTTGAAAAAATTAAAAAATAATTACATAAAGGCTAATATATAGATACAATTTGCCTATTAATTTAACAATAAGTTTCACAAATAGTTCCAAATATATTATAGCAAAATTAGGAATAAATTAAAGGAGTATAAGATTTTATGGCACAAAAAACATCATTCGTATCACCTGGAGTATACAGTTTCGAGACTGATTTAAGCCAACTTCCAAAAGCAGCGGCTCAAATTGGTGGAGCATTTATTGGATTAACAAATAAAGGCCCTGCCTTTCTAAATATACCAGTTTCAAACTTTGGAGATTTTAGAGCACGATTTGGAGATTTAAACAAAGAAATGTATTTGCCTTATGCAGTACGTTCTTATTTACAATCAGCTCCCGTGGCAAACATAGTAAGAGTTTTAGGTAAAGGAAACCCAAATAATGCATTCCTAGTTGATTTAGGACGAGCATTTGTATTCGCATTTCCTAGTGCAGGCGGAATAAATAGCACAGCTGCTTCAAGTTATACTGCAAATTTATCTGCAATAGAAACAATTGCTGTATTGCGCTCACGACAAACAGCTGGTGTGGATATAATTTCAAATGTATCATATACTGGAACAGCAGCTGCATTTACAGCTGATATTGGTGGAGTTATTTATAGCAACCTTTCATTAGATAGAACTGCAAAAAATTATATTAAAAACATATTTGGTACAGATCCAAAAGCAGCTTATAATGGGGATTCTGCAACAGGAATTTATGTTGATGCAGTATTAGATTATAGATTTTCAAATTTTACAGGTTCGTATACTGGATCTGCTTATGGTTCTTCAAATAATCCTGCTTCTGCTTCTGTAACAGGAATCAGATATATTAGCGGTGGATATAAAACAGGATCAACGCCAATGATAGTTTCGCAACCATATCTAAGCGGAACATCAGTTACAAATTATAATTTATTTAGATTAATTTCTAGAACAGATGGCGAAGCATCTAATATGGATGTTAAAGTAATCATTCAGGATGTTGAAACAACAACTGTATCTACAAAAGTTGCTCCTAAATTTACAATACAAATTAGAGCATTTGATGATACTGATTCTAGACCACAAATTTTAGAATCATTTAGAGTTGATTTAAATCCTGATTCTGATTTCTTTATATCAAGAGTTATTGGAGATCGTTATCAAATAGTTCAAATTAATGAGCCAGCTGGAGTTCCAGAAACAGTATTTGAGGGAGAGAACCCAAATAAATCAAACTTTGTAAGAGTTGAATTACAAAATGGTTATAAATTTGATTCTCGTCCAATGGGATTTTTAGGACCAAAAGGAATAAATCCATTTATTGCAACATTGCCAAATGGTCAATATGCATATGAAAATGATATTCCAATAAAAGTAGATCATTTAAATGACGCTGGATTTAAATCAAATAATGTATTTCCTGGATTTGATTTTGAAGGAACAAATGCAGTTGGCTTTGTTGATAGATTAAAAGGAGATTTTTCATCTGTTGATGGTACATTAGGATCAAGAGGATTCTTAATTCTTGGTACAACAGCAGAATCAACAATATATACTCCATCATTAGCAACTGCATATAATGCATCATTAACATCACAATTTACATTAATGGATGTTACTGTTACTGGTTCAACATCAGTAATTACTGATGCAATATATTTTGCAGTTCCATTTTATGGTGGGCATGATGGAATACCATCAAGCGTAAGTTTTCTTAAAGCAATTAATGATGGAACATTATCAGCTGAATTTTTAAGTGCAATGAATGTGATTGCAAACCCAAGAGAGGTTGATATTAATTTACTTTGTGTTCCTGGTGTTCACACTGGAGCTGGTGCATACAATGGATCGTTTGTAAGTAAAGCAATTGATATGTGCGAAAATCGTGGAGATACTTTCTATCTCGCAGACATTGGTAAAACATTAGATCCAACTGCCACGAATATTACAACAGACGCAATGACAACATCAATTGCTGATGCGACTAATGCAATATTAGGATTAGATAGTAATTATGCAGGCGTTTATTATCCTTGGATTAGAATTTATGATAATGATAGTAATCGTTTAGTATGGGTGCCGCCTACAACAAGTGTTGTTGGTGCATATGCATACAATGATAAAATTGCTAAACCTTGGTACGCGGTCGGCGGTTTTAACAGAGGTCAATTAGATTCTGTTGTTGAGGTTCGCAGACGTTTGACACAAACACAATCAGATACATTATATGTTGGTCGTGTCAATCCAATTGTATCAATCGTAAATCAAGGAATAGTAATATTTGGTCAAAAAACATTACAAAAAGATGATTCAGCATTAAACAGAATTAATGTAAGAAGATTATTATTATATCTTAAAAAAGTTATTGCTGGTATTGCAAATCAAAAAGCATTATTTGAATTTAATAATGCAAGAGGCCGTCAAACATTAAAGAATGCAATCGTACCAATTCTTGAAAAAGTACAAGTACAAAATGGTATTGAGAAGTTCCAAGTAATAATTGATGAATCCAACAATACGCCTGATGTCATTGATAGAAATGAATTAAGGGGAACAATATTAGTACAACCTACAAAAGTTGCAGAAATTGTAATTCTTAATTATGTGATAACTCGTACAGGTGCAAACTTTGCAGAAGTGGTACAATCACTAAATAATTAATAATAAATAAATTAAACATTTTAAATGGGGAATCAAATTTTGATTCCCCATTTTTATTTTTCAAAGATTGTTTGATTTTTATATAACATTTTGTATATTTGTGACAAACAAAAATAACAATGGGGAATAAACATATTTTAAATAACGAATTAAAAAATTTTATTATTAATTTTTGGATCTCCAAGAAACGGTCTGATTTATTTAAAGTATATTTACAAAAAGCATTTCCTAAAAAATTTGAAATTTATTATAATTTAATCTTTAAAGTAACAAATTTTTTAGAAAATGATGGAAAAAATGGAGATGTACACTTCCAAAGAAGATTATATCATATTGCAAATAATAAATATGAATTAATAAAATGCCCAGTATGTAATAAAAATGTAAAATATGTAATTAATAACAGGGAATATTATTTAACATGTTCAATAACCTGTTCTAATAAATCAGTGCAAAAACGATTACAAACAAAAAATACAAATTTAGAAAAATATGAATGTGAAAACGTTTTTCAAAATGAAAATATAAAATTAAAATCACAAAAATCTTGTATGGAAAAGTATGGCACAAAACATCATTTACAAAATTTAAAAATTAAAGAAAAATTAAAAAAAACAAATTTCGAAAAATATGGAACAGAATATGTTTCTCAAAACCAAGAAATTAAAGAAAAAATTAAGAAAACAAATTTAGAACGATATAATGCGGAATATATATTTAAAAATGAAGATTTTAAAAATAAAATGAAAGAATTAAATTTAGAAAAATATGGATGTGAAAATGTTTTTCAAAATGAAAATATAAAAAAGAAAATTAAAAAATCAAATTTAGAAAAATATGGATTTGAATATATTTCTCAAATCCAAGAGATTAAAGAAAAGATTAAGGAAACAAATCTAAAAAAATATGGAGTAAGCAACCCAATGCAATCTGAAAAAGTAAAAACTAAATCAAAAAACACTTGTATGGAGAAATATGGAGTTGAACATCCAATGCAAAATACAGAAATTTTTGAAAAACAACAAAAATCTTCATTCCTCAATAAAAAATATATTTTGCCATCAGGATCCGAAATAAATGTTCAAGGATATGAACCATTTGCATTAAACATATTATTAAAAAAATATAATGAATCAGAAATTATAACATCTGCAAAACAAATTAACAATCTAATTGGCAAATCATATTATACATTGAATAGAAAGAAGCATATTTATTATCCTGATATTTATATCCCAAAAGAAAATAAAATAATCGAAGTTAAATCAAACTATACATATAAAAAAGAATTGAAAGAAAATAATAAAAAAAGAAATTCAATTATAAATAAAAATATTATATTTGAATTTTGGATTTTTGATACTAATGGTAATTTAGAAATTATTTAACATTTATTCATAATCTCTTATTGATTTCATGTATGGGAATCTAGGGATTCCTTTTGGTGTATAATTTTGAAATTGGATTGTTGCCATCTTCCCAATATATTTCTTTTTATTTATTAGCAATTCTTTACAATATTCTCTATCTCCTTTTACACTTGAATCGAATGTTTCATTGTCATTTAATTTACAAATAATATTTCCAGCCATCCCACTTCGATTTCCTTTACCTTCTATAACATCAACTATTTCAAATTCATTATCCATATTTGGTTTTAATTTTAATAATGATTTTGTTCTTTTATTTTCATAAGGAGTATTCATTCTTATAATAGCCCCTTCATATCCATCATTTAAAAATTCAGAATAATATTTTTCAATCTCTTCAAATGAATTTACTTCATATGTTTTTACAAGTTGGATCGAATCATTTCCTTTTAAGAATTTATTAAATATATTTTTTAATGTATTATATCTATCTGAAAATTTATCATTTGAGATTATATCATAAATATAATATTGAATAAATTCTTCTGATTCTTTAATATCATCTTGTGTTGGTTTTGTTTTTTTGCATAAAGACATTATTTTATTAAAATCATGTTTTAATTCATGATTATATAATTCGCCATCAAATACAATATCATTAATTTTAAATATTGCCTGTAATGAATTTAAAATATGTGGAGCTGAAACAATATTTTTTCCATTTCTTGAATACATTCCTTGTGCAGATGTTTTATTTCTCATCCCATCAAGCTTTGGTTGTATATATGCAGGAAATTTTATTTTATCCTTATTATCTTCATAATTTTTTGCCAACATAACAGCATTGATATTTTCTGATATTGAATCTATTGAATCAATTGTTTCCATGTATCCTGATTCCAATTTCTTTTTCAATAATGCCTTGGCTTCAATCATGGCTTGTTCATCGCCAGATGTTTCATTTGCTTTTCCAATATTTTTTGGATAACAAATTGTATATTCACTTGTTACTTTTTTTCCATCAGTTTGTCCAGATATGGTTCTGAATTTATTTTCATTTACCTCAATAGACCATTCTTGAACTTTTCCTAACGTTGTTCTTTTATATATTTTTTTCAGTATCATTGTTTTTGTTTTCATATTGAGTTAATAAAATATTATGATAATAATTTCTTAAACATATATTACACACAATCTTATTTTTTTCTTTATTAAAAAAATATTCATAACATTTTTCATCTTTATATATAGAATATAATTTATTTGTATCTATATTATATAAATACAAATTTGCAAAAAATTCAACATTAAATATAACATTACCATCTTTAATATGTATTAAAGAAATATTTGCGCATTTTATTTTATTAAAAAATAAAGCTAATGTATTATCTAACATATGACTCTAATATATTATAATATTTTTTACTATAACTCTTATTATAAAATTCAATCCAAGAAGTCCACTTGCCTCCATTTTCATCAATTTCATGTATAGTTTTTTGTTGAGAACCTTTTGATAAACTATATAATTTATTTGTATTTATAGGATATAAAAAATATTCACTATTATATTTATTATATTTATTATAATATATTATATATTCATTATTAACAAATAATATATTTATAATTCCACGAGATAATGTAAATGAAAAAAATTTATTTAACATATTTGGTTAATATATCATAATATGGATCATTGGTTCTGCTATCATAATAATCCCATCCATATACCATATCTTCATCATGTTCCCATTCATATACAAATTTATAAATTTTTTCAGGAGAATTTTTAAAAACAGGACCAACTCCTATGGAAAATCCATATACAATATTTGTTTTAAATTCATACAAATAATATGAACGATAATTTTCAACATCAACATGTTTAAAAATATAATATTTTTTATTTTTAATTTCTAAAAATATTAATTTTTCATTAGGCCGTATATTTAAAAATGTTAAAAATCCTTTTAATGTTTTATCCATTTTTATATAACAGTCATTTCTTTAGGTTCTTCCTTTACCTTGAATTTAAATTTTTGCTTTTTAAGTTCTTTAATATTCTTTTTATAATGCTCTAATTTATTATTTTCATTTTTAATAATTTCTTCAGGGGCATTTTTAATAAATTCTTTATCTTTTAAATTTTTTGCAATGTTATCAACTGCTAGTTCTAATTGTGCAATATATTCTTGTTTCTCTTTTTCTAGCCTTTCAATTTGTTGTGTGGTTAAGGCAATTTGTTTTTTAACAAAATATTGCGTATCATCATCTACAATGAACTGCGAATATTCATCAGTTTTTATTCTAAATCCATTTACAATATTTTGTTGAATAAATTGAAAAGCAATTGGCTTTTTATTTATCATTGTTGTTTCAATGATACCTTTTTCATCATTTTTTATTGATTCCAATTTATCATTATTATTACAATAAAAATAAATAATATTATTTGTGCTTTCTTCTTTAAATGTCTTATTTTTTTTAATATGAGACATTATATTTTTTGAAAATGAATTTTCGATTTTTGGTTTGGATTTCATATTTATTTGTAAATTTGTTAATGTAAAAATTTTTGTATTATAAATGTTCTTAATATACTAAACCATATATCATTTTTTGGGGGGTAAGAAAAATTCCATGTTGGTTTTCTTTCAGAAGTATTAACATATGAATAGATATAAGGATTCGAAGCTGTAATTCTATATAAATTTTTTGTTAATAAATTATATAAAAAATATGTTTTTTTCATATTGGTTTTAAATACAATATATTCATTATTATTTATAAGTAGAATTTTAATTTCATCATCTTTAATGATATTTAATAAAAAATATATTTTATTATTTAACATATTGCTTCAATATATTATAAATTTTATCATGCTCATCATTTTTATAACATAAATGCATATCAGACCATGTTCCATAATCTCCATTATATTCAAAATAATATAAAACATTATTATAAATACGAAAAAGTATATTTCTAAAATTTATATCATAATAAAAGCATTCTTTATCTTTCTCGTATATTATATATTCTTTGCATGCAAATAAAAATTTAATTTCTGTTGGAATTAATGTATGTAATATATCTACAAACAATTTATTAATTTCTCCTTGTTAAAATAATCAGCCTTTATATGAATTAAATAATCCAGCTTATCATAATATTCTTCATTTGAATAACTATTTATTGAATTATATTTTAGCCATTCTTCTACTTCATTGTATTCTTCATTAAATTCCAATTTAAATTTTATTCTATATGAACTTTTTATTCTTGCAAGGAATTGAAGAAGCTGTGCAGTGAACCAATCGAATGTTCCATCAACATTTTTGATTATATCATTAATATTTTCTTTATCAAATTGAGATAACATTTTTAAATATAAATATAAAATGAAAATGGTTTTACTTTGCGATTATTATCATATTTATAAATAAAATCAATTGCTGAAACTGGCAAGTGAATAGTTTGGGACTTCTTTTTTCTGTCATAATAAAAAATAAAATAAGCTGTAACTGTATCAAGATTTTTAAATAAATTTTTTCTTATTATTGATTGTGCAATTGGGCAGCTTTTCCCTCTATTCATATCCTTTTGTTCCATCGCTTTATTAATATCCCCCTGAGAGACATTTATTCTTATTTTCTTTTTATTTTTCATATTATTAATCATCATGTAAAAAAATCCAACAAAATAAAATTCCAAGAATAAATAATAGCATATATTTTTTATTTATTTAAAATGTTATGAAACATATTTTCTAAATTCAAGCTGAAACAAAAACATTGACATTCCAATGTCATTTAAAGATTTTCCATCAAGAACATATTTAATTAATGTTTTTAATGAACCATTGACATTAAATATTTCATGTTCATTTATTTCTGATTTAAATGATTCTTTAAATTTTTCAATTGTTGTTCTATCCTCAATCAATTCAACATATGATGAATCAATTGTATTATATGTTTGTGCGTATGATTTCATATTATTATTTATTTTCAATTATTATAAATTGTAGGGATACACAGATTTGAACTGCGACAAAAGCTGTATAAGAACCTTATGCTAACCATTACATCATATCCCCGTATATATTATTATAACATAATTCATAAATTATAGTTCCAAATATTTTTATCTTGAAATATATCCTTCAGAATTATCAAAAATAGAATTAAATATAAATTCTATAAGCCAACTACTCCCAAAAGATTCCAATTCAACTCGAATATCTTTAAGTGTTATTTTTTCTTCTGAATAAGATTTCATAACTGATTTAAAATGTTCTGCATATTCTTTTGTTGCAGATTTTTCAACTTTATTTGCAATCTTATCAATATCAATTATTAATGCTATTTTCATATTTATATTTTATATTTTTTATGTTCAATACAATGCTCTCTACAACAATAATATCCTTTATGATTTGATAAATCAATTTCAACATTACAAGAAGGGAGTAAGCATTTCTTTATTTGTGGTGGTTCGGGCTCCTTGATAACCCCATGCATCATTCCCAATGCTCTTGCTTTAGCCAAAAACTTTTTTACTGTACTATCCATATTTTATATTTTATTTAAATCGTTTTATATTTATCAAAATTATATCCACTTCCATCAGAATATTTTTTCACCCCAAGGAGTTCTGCAAGATTCCTTTTCCACTCTTCGTGTTCTCCAACATTTTCGCAACACGAACACCCTTCTGAATAAATATAATTTGCAAGATATTTTCTTATTTCCTTTTTAAGCTCTGAAATTGTTTTTGGTTTCTTTTTATTAGTGTCCATAATTTATATTTTATTTAAATTAACAATCTTCTTTATATATATCATTCCAACTATTTTGTTCCATATTCCAATCTTCAACAGATTCGAGCATATCTTTAATATCCTGATGATATTCTACAGGTACTTTATCATAAAAAGAATTTAACTTATCTATAAAATCCAATTCATATTTTCTAGCATTCCCTAAATATGGTTTTCTGTTTTCAGGATAGAACATTACCTCAAATAAATAATCTTCTTTGAATGGTTCAAATTGTTTATTAATTGGTGTAATTTCATATTTTATTTTTTCAGTATGCATATTATTTAATCCTCAATAATATATATCTTTGGCTTTCTTCCTTTACCAGATTTGGTTTTCATTTTCGCATCCTTGCTATCTATGATTCGATATGAAATCATTTTATTCTTTGTCAATGCAACATTTACATCAATAGGAGTTACATTAAATTTTGTTGCAATATCTTTGAGAGTAAATTCTTTATTCTTTGGGAATTCAATTTCAATTGCAGATTTCAATTTTGGTTTTCTGCCTCTGCGCTTCGTACCATCAGCGTTTAACTTTGCTGGTGTGTCAACAATTGGTGTATCGTCTGGGTCAACTTCTATGATTGAAGTTATTGTATACCCAACTTGAATTGGCTTCCATGATTCTCCATCATAATGGTCTCCAGAAATCGTAGCAGATGATTGTGACACAGTTTTCAGAACAAGATTTCTGTAATTCTTTTGTATTGGAGATATGAATTTAAATCTTGTTCCTGGTTCCAAATCCATTAATAGCTTAGACATATTATTTATTTATTATTTAAAAGTTTATTGTTTACGTTATTCTACTTCTATTGAAGCTAGTTTACACTGAGTTACAAAATCAAATCGTGCCATTTTTGTTTATCTCAATGTTAAATTTCTTACACTATATATAACAATTTTTTATAAAATAAGTTCCAGATACTATCAAGATTTTTCATACCATTTGAATCTTAATTCTGACAAAAATTTGTTAATGAACTCTACATATATTATAACAATTTTTTATAAATTAAGTTCCAAACATTCCCTAAAAAGCACTACAAATCTTACTTTACATAATGTTTTAAAAATAGGCATTTTTTGCCCATTTTTCACCACCAAAGAATAATTACAAAAAAGACTACTATATATAAGGCATGAATCCAAACAAATTACTAAAGTTATCAGGCAATAAAAATATTGGAAAAACATTAATTTCTAATTCCAAAGAAAATACACAAATAGCAAATTCTTTATCTAAACCAAATAGTAATAAAAAATTATTTAATATAACTGAGGAATTAAAAAAATGTAGAAGAGATCCAAAATATTTTATTAATAATTATTGTTGGACTGAATTACCAGATGGTGGAAAAGTACCTTTTAAATTATGGGATTTTCAAGAAAAAACAATTGATGATTTTGTAAAATATAGATTTAACATTGTTTTAAAATCTAGACAAATGGGAATATCATGGATAAGCGCAGCTTTTGCATTATGGATGATAATATTTTATGAATCAAGAACAATATTATGTATTGCAGATAAACAAGCAACTGCACAATTAATAATAAATAAAATAAAATTTATGTTATCATCATTGCCAAATTGGATGCAAGATGCTTTAGTAATTAGAAATGAAGATTTAATAACAGATAATAAATTGTCAATCGAATTAGCAAATAATTCAAAAGTAATAATATCATCAACAACAAATAATGCAGGAAGAGGAATTACAGCATCATTATTATTAATTGATGAAGCAAGTATTATTGATAATATGGAAGATACATGGAAAGCTTTAAAGCCATCAGTTATTGTTGGTGGAAGAGTTATAATGTTTGGGACTCCGCGTGGAGTTTCAAATTTCTTTTATAAAATATATACAGATGCAGAAGCTCAAATAAGCGATTTTCATGCAATATGTTTGGGTTGGGAATTACATCCAGCAAGAAATGATAATTGGGCAAGAGAACAAATTAAAAATGATGGTGTAACATTTTTTAGACAAGAATATGCATGTCAATTTTTAGGTTCTGATGCAACAATGATTGACGCAGATTTATTAATGAAATTTGAAAATAGTTTAATACAAGAACCAAAAGAAATTGGAAAAGATCTTACTCATGGATTATGGTTATGGAAAAAACCAGATCCTGGTCATAAATATATTGCATCAATTGATATTTCATCTGGTGAACAAGATATTTCAATGGGCGAATCTGCCGATAAATCAAAAACTGACTTTTCAGCTTGTACAATTTTAGATTTACAAACAAATGAAATTGTATGTGAATATTATGGAAAAATAAGACCATTAATATTTGCAAAAATTTTATATGAATTGTGCAATCAATATAATAAAGCATTATTAGTATTTGAATCGAATGCAGGATGGGCATTGCCAATATTTGATTATTTTACAGAAAAAGATTATTTAAATATTTATCATCAACCAAAACAAAATGAAAAAGGAATTGTTGATTTTAAAAATCAAAATAACAGACCTGGATTTGCAACAACAAAAGCAAATAGACAAAAAATATTAGAAAATTTAAGACAAGGAATTGAAACAGGAGAATTAAGATTTTATTCAAAAAGATTTTTAAATGAATTAAAAACATTTTCATATAATCCAAAGAAAGAAAGATATGAAGCATCAAATGGAAATCATGATGATTTAATAATGGCATGTGCTATTGGATGGTATGTCAAATTAGAATATAGGTTGCATTATGAAAGAGATTCTTTCATACCAATGATAACTGGAGAATTATTAAAACAATCTGCTCAAATCAAAAAATCATTTGGAAAAAATCCTTTTGACCATATAATGAATAAAATTGAAGAATCAAAAGAAATGAATAATAGAAATGATGGAATTATTTTAACTGATGAATATATAAGAAAATCTCATGATTATTTTGTTGATCCAAAAACAGGAGTTGATGCAAGAGAAATTATAGGAGAAGAAACCCCAAAAGTAATTGTTAATGATAATGTTCAAAAATCAATCTTTGATCATTTTATTGATAAGGATTCTTTAGAAGAATTTAAATCAAATCCATGGTAAAATAAAATGATAAAATTTAAAGAAATATTAGAAGAAGAAATATCGTTTGAAAATATTAAATATTTATACCATGCAACATATTTACCATTATTAAAAAAAATAAAACAATATGGGCTAAATACAAATAAAGAATTTGCTAAACAGATATATGAAGATTCAATTCCAGGAATTGTATATTTAGCATTTGATAAAGATGTTGCAGCATCTTATGCAGAAACATCAGATATTGTTCCAGAAAATTGGCTTGAAAAAATAATAATATTATCAATTGATATTAATAAATTAGATAAATCAAAATTATTTAAAGATAGAAATGTACAGTCTGAATCAACTGATACATTAGAATATAGAGGCGTAATACCTTTTAATGCAATTGTAAATGTAGAACGGTATTTTTAATTTATAATTATTTTATTTAAAATTTTTATGCTGATAATTTAAAAGTTATCAGCATTTTTATTTTCAATAATAATTATAAAAAGAATATTCTTCACATATTATTATTATAAATAAGTTATGGCAAAAAAGCCACGTAGTTTTTATTCTAAATTAAAAAATGCTTTATCTAATAATAAAAAGATAAGGCAAATTGATAGACCATTTAGAACTGTTGCAGAAATGGTTAATGGTCAAAGAATTATTGCAACTGGAAATGTATTATATGGTTCGCAGCATTTTAATATATCATTTAATTTAGGTGCTGAAAATAGAGTGCTTCGATATAAAGAATATGAAGTAATGGATTTAACAGAGCCAATGTGTAAAAATGCATTACAGGCATATGCTTCAAATGCAACAATTCCAGATGTTTTAACAAAAAATTCTTTAGTAATAGAATCATCAGATGAAGAATTAAAAGAAATATTAGAAGAATTATTTTTTGTTACATTAGATGTTAATCAAAATTTATGGCATTGGACAAGAAAATTAATGAAGTATGGAGATCATGTATTATTTTTAAAATTGCGTGATGAAATTGGGATTGAAGATTTTTTGGAAACAACAATGTATGAAATTGATGTGGCAATGAAACAAGATGAAAGTGATGGATTAAAAAAACCAAAAAAAGTTTATACATGGAATAGAGCTGGTCTTGGGGTTACTTCATCTGGATTTTTAAGAACTCCACCACTTGGTACAAATAAAGAGGGGTTTGCAAATGGAAAAACAAATTATAATAAAGAAACAGAATTTGAAAGAGAAGAATTTGAACAATTTGAAGTATTGCATTTTTCAATATTAGGAGATCCTAGTTATTATCCATGGGGGAAGGCCCTGCTCGAAACTGCAAGATTTGCATGGAAACAATATAGAATAATGTTAGATTCTATGTTGGTATATCGTGTTGCAAGATCGTCTGAAAAAAGAGTATTCAACATTGAGATTGGAAATATGGAACAATCAATGGTGAAAAATTATCTTGCTGATCAAATGGAAAATATTAAGCGTGTTCCATTGGTTGATAAAGATACTGGTGATATAAATTTACAATATCATGCAATGTCCCATATTGAAGATTTTGTATTGCCGAAACGTGGTGGACAAGGTTCTACGATTGAAACATTGCCAGCTGGACAAAATACAGACGCAGTGGCAGATGTTGAATTAATGCAATCAAGATTTAGAATGGCATTAGAAGTTCCAAAAGCGTATTTGGAATACGACGAAAATCTTGCAACAGCAAGAGGGTTGGCAATGGAAGACCAGAGATTTTCTGCAAATGTGCAAAGAGTACAACAAATATTAATAAATGAAATGTATAAAGCAGCTGCAATACATTTATATATTCTTGGATATTCTGATGAAGATTTAGATAATTTCACATTATCATTAATTAATCCATCAACACAGTATGAAAAAGATAAATTAGAAATTGTTGGAAATAGAGTTGATATTGTAAATAATATGCTTTCAAATAATCTTGCTTCTAGCGATTATTATATGAGAGAAATATTAAAATTATCTTCTGAAGATATTGCAAAAATTAAAACTCAACAATTGGAAGATGCAAAATGGAAATTTATTTTAGCACAAATTGAAGCTAATGGAAATTATAATAATATGTTCCCTGATGTTCCAGTAGAAAATGCTGGTGGTGAAGAAGGGAAAGAAAATATGTTAGGTGGCGCTGGTGGAGGCGGTTCATTTGGAGGAATTAGTAGTGGCGGTGGAATGGGCGGAGATATGGGCGGTGGATTAGAAGTCCCTGGTGGTGAGTTAGGTGGCGAAGGTAATGGAGATTTAGCTGGAGATATTGAGGGAGCTGAGGGTGGTTTTGAAATTGGTGGCGGTAATGAAGCTCCTGCAAGTGGAGCTGAAGTTCCTGCGGGGCAAGAAGCACCAACAGGTGGAGCTGAAGAAGCAGGATATGATGCATTACGAATGATAGCTTCTAATGATTTAATTACAAAAGATTCTAAAAATAAAAATGAATCATTAAATTTATCGAGCGAAGGATTAATTAAAAATAAAAGATCGAAAAAAGGAATAGAGAATGTTATAGAGAATAAAGTAAAGAAAATACAAAGAAAACGTAAAAAATGAGATTTTCTGAAGATTTAAAAAATAATTATAATATATACAAGAATGATTATTAATTCAAAGACAAATATTGCTGAAACGATTGATATTCTTTGCAAACACCTTGCAGAATCCTTTATTTATAAAGACAAAGAAAAAGAGAAAAAATTAAAGTATATTATTCAAAATAATATAAATAATTCTCATGAATTAAAAAATGAATTGCATCTTTATAAATCATTAACAGAAAATTCATTTAAAGATATCAATGTTTGTGAATCTTTTTTATCAGAAGCTATAAAAAGATCAAAAAAGATTGACCAAAAGAAATTAGAAGAGCAATATAATTTATTATATGAAAATATAAATAAAGCATTTGGCGATTTAAGATTATTTTTTAAATTTCAATCCAAAAATAAAAATGTTTATTCAATTATTGAAAATGTTTTTTCTCATTCAAGAAAAAATGATAACACAACCACATTAAAAGAATCAACTGATTATTATTCAAATCTTGATAATTTAATAGAGTGTTTGAATAAATCAAAAATAAGCCCACAAGAAAAACCAGAACAAAAAAAGAAAATCACAAAACTCGTTTACGAACAAGCAGTAAAAATATTCAATAAAAAATATAATGCATCAACATTATCAGAATATGATGTTGAAATGATTCAGGATTATCTTTCATATAGAAGTGTTGATAATTTTAAAAAATCATTATCAAAACGTTTGAAAAATATTTCTGAATCCCTTTCAAAATACAAATCTGAAAGTGAAATTAAAAATATTAATGAATTAAAGAAAAAAATTGATGAATATAAAAAATATTTAGATATTAATAAAACGCTTGAAGAACATATTGGCATTGTTATAAAAAATGTATCAGAATTTTATGACGTTTCAGAAAAGGTAAAAGAGTATTATAATGATATAAACAAATAATTTTTTATATATTGTCATGGAAGAAAAAGTTATAAATAAAAATAAAAGAAAAAATGCAGATGATAAAGTTGTAGAAAACATTCATCGTGCGTTAGAAAGTTTTTCTGTTACTGTATATAATGGGCAAGAACATCCAGTTAAAAAACCATTAGGCAGTGCATTAACAATAATAAGCGAAGAAGTAAGAAATTTAAAAACTATATCAACTGATAACAATAATAATATTAAAAATATAAAATCAACAGTTGATAATCATTCAGAGTTATTAAAAGATATTAAAGATAAAAAAGAATTTGTAGGATCGTTCAAAAATTTTTTGGATAAAACAGATAAATATTTTAATCTAAGGCCAAAATGGAGAACTGCTGTTAAAATTGGTG